CTTTCAGAAGTATAGTGTAGTGATTGGTGACGAGGCACATAACTTCAAGTCCAAGTCCCTAGTATCCATTATGAGTAAGTTGTGTGATGCCAAGTATAGATATGGGTTCACAGGTACTTTAGACGGGTCACAGACTCATAAGTGGGTGTTAGAGGGGTTGTTTGGTCCTTCATACAATACCATCAGAACAAAAGAGTTGATGGAGGCAGGTCATGTGGCTAAACTTGATATAAAAGTTCTCCTACTGAAACATGATGAACAAATCTTTCCAAGATTTGAGGATGAAATCCAATACCTAATTGGGCATGAGAAGAGAAACAAGTTTATTAGTAATCTGGCGTTAGACCTGAAAGGTAACACTTTAGTTCTCTTTGCTAGAGTGGAAAAACATGGAGAGGTTCTTTATAACCTAATAAATAGTAAAGCAGAAGAGGGTAGGAATGTCTTCTTCGTTCATGGTGGTGTTGATGTAGAGTCCAGGGAACAGGTACGAACTATCACTGAGAGGGAGAACAATGCAATTATTATTGCCTCTTATGGAGTTTATAGTACAGGTATCAATATCAAGAACCTACATAACGTTATCTTTGCATCACCATCCAAATCACGCATCAGAAACCTACAATCGATTGGTAGGGTATTGAGAAAAGGTTCTAATAAAGATAAGGCAATGTTATATGATATTGCCGATGATTGCACAAAAGGATCAAGAAGAAACTACACACTAAATCATCTCATAGAGAGGATCAAAATCTATAACAATGAAAAGTTCAACTATGACATAGTAAATATCAATGTAAGGTAATCTTATGAATGAGGTAAGACTAGCATCAATTAAACTAGATAGTGGTGAAGAAATTATATGCTATGTCTTAGATGTAGTAGATAGAGGTTTGAATAAGAATCTTGTAATTAAAGATCCACTTAAAGTTGAATATGTAGAAAGTACTAGAAGAAAAGCATATAAGTTCACTCCATGGTTTCTGCTAACTACAAGTAGGGAACATGAGATAGATATGAATAAGATCTTTGCTATCACAGGTGTATATGATGAAGAGATTAAAAAAGAATATACTAAATCATTCCACCTACAAATAGGACCACATAGTTACAACCATACCAGTGAAACAGGTTATGTTGGATCGGTAAATAGATTTCGAAAGCTTCTAGAGAAGATCTATAAGGAGGTGCCTAGCTCTCCTGATGAATGCTAAGCAACCCCTTTTCAACTCCACAAGAGTATTATAACGACCACCAGTCCAAATGGCAAGTACGACCTCCAAGGGATTCGTGTGTTATAATATAAACATACTCAGATCCTAAGGAAATGACATGGCAAAAGCTAAATCAGAACACTACGTAAACAATAAAGAGTTACTAGCAGCAATAGTAGATTATCGTGATAGGGTAGATATTGCAAAGAGGAGAGATCTACCTAAACCCCGTATCAGTAACTATATTGGAGAGTGTTTCCTTAAGATTGCCACCCACTTATCATATAAACCCAACTTCGTTAACTACATGTTCCGTGAGGACATGATCTCGGATGGTATTGAGAACTGCGTACAATACATCCATAACTTTGATCCCAAGAAGTCCAGCAATCCCTTCGCATACTTCACTCAGATTATTCACTATGCTTTCCTGCGTAGAATCCAGAGAGAGAAGAGACAACTAGACATTAAGAACAAGATTGTTGAGAAGACAGGTTTTGAGTCTCTGATGACAAGTGATACCAACTTGACAAACGAGTATAGGAACGACTATAATGCCATCAGGGAAAACATTATCAACAAACTAAACTCATGAGTCTGATTGCTGTTATCACTGACACCCATTACGGGGCAAGGAAAGGTGCCCAGTATCTTCATGATCACTTTGAGAAGTTCTACTCTGAAGTATTCTTCCCAACACTGAAGGAGAGAGGTGTTAAAACCATTCTCCACATGGGTGATGCCTTCGATAGTAGAAAGTCTATTGGGTTTGAAACACTCAACTGGGCAAAGAGAGTTGTATTCGACCCTATGGCAGAATATGATGTGCATATGATTGTGGGAAACCATGATTGTTACTACAAATCTACCAATAGAACTAACTCTCCAGACCTTCTACTCAAAGACTACGATAATATCACCACATACCATAGTCCCAAAGAAGTGACTCTAGGGGGTATGAATACACTTCTACTGCCTTGGATTTGTGATGACAACAGGGAAGAGTCCCTGAGAATGATTAAGAACTCTACATCAAAGTTTGTAGCTGGTCACCTAGAGTTGGATGGGTTTGAGGCATACAGGGGACACACTTACAGGGATGGTAAGTTAGACAACGGAGTATTCAACAACTTCGATAAGGTATTCTCAGGACACTTCCACACTCGATCGGACAATGGAAAGATATTCTATGTTGGTAACCCTTATGAGATGTTCTGGAACGATGTGAATGACCCCAGAGGGTTTGTTCTACTGGATACTGAAACTCTAGAGGTTGAGTATGTGAATAACCCACACACTCTCTTTTCTGTTATCTACTATGAAGATACTAACTATAAACTCTTCAATGCTAAAGCATATGAGGGTAAGATCGTAAAGGTTATTGTTAGGAAGAACACTGATAGAAAACTCTTCGATAAGTTCCTAGATAAACTTATGAAGATCAATATCCTAGACGTGAAGATCGTAGAGAACTTTAACGTTCAGGAGGGTGAAGAATTCCAGGTAGAAGATATTGAGGAGAATACTCTATCAATTCTCAATCGATATGTGGATGAAGCAGACTATGAAGATAGTTCTATTCAGAAAGAAGATATTAAGAATCTTATCTCACAAATCTACCGAGAGGCATGTGAGGTATGAGGGATTCTTGTTATATCATTACCGCATCAGAAGCAAAGGGTATGGACGTATATACTATCAAGTCTGATGGTGTCAAGAACGTTCTGGTTTTTGAAGAAGGGGAAGACGCTGAGAGGTATGTTATAATGTTGAATGAAGATGACGGATATGTTGTGGGTGAAACACTAGAACTAGAAGTTTTTGAGGTTCCACTCTCTGCTGTGGTAGAATCTCTGAACGAGAAAGGTTATAGTTACATCTACATTAAACCTGATGACCTGTTTATTCCACCTGATGCTAAGAAACTCTGATTATGTTGTTGTTTAAGAAACTAAGATGGCAGAACTTCTTATCCACTGGAGACAAGGGTATTGAAGTTGATTTCCTAATGAACAATACCAATCTTATTATTGGTAGCAATGGTGCCGGTAAGAGTACTCTTTTGGATGCTCTTACCTTTGTTTTATTCAACAAACCATTCAGGAAGATCACCAAACCACAACTAGTCAATAGTATCACTGAGAAGAAGTGTGTAGTTGAGATTGAGTTTGAAACGAACAATAAGAGTTACTTAGTTCGCCGTGGAATCAAACCAAATGTATTTGATATCGTAGTAGATGGGAAACTACTAGACAAACGTGGTGATGACAGAGATAACCAGAAACTATTAGAAGAGAATATTCTTAAAGTAAATTATAAATCATTCACTCAGGTGATTATCCTTGGGGCATCTACCTTTGTTCCTTTCATGCAACTTACTGCATCCAATCGTAGGGATGTGATTGAAGATCTATTAGATATCCGTGTGTTCAGTCAGATGTCAGGTATTGTTAAAGATCGTATCAGACAACTCCGTGAAGATATTAAGATTCTAGATATCAAACGAGGATCTCTTAGAGAGAAGTCTGAGATGCAGAAGAACTTTATCAATGAGATCACTAAGAAAGGTGAGAGTAATATTGAATCTAAAGGAGAGAAGATCAAGACTCTATTGTTCCAGAAGTCTGAGTTAGATATTCAGAATGTAGATACCCTAACTAATCTAAAGGAACTACAAGGTGAGTTGGAGGGATTAGAAGATGCTTCTAATAAACTACGCAAGTTGGGTAGTTTGAGAGGTAAGATCTCTCAGAAGATTAATACACTAACTAAGGAACATAAGTTCTTTAAGGATAACGCTTCTTGTCCTACCTGTACTCAGGATATTGACGAAGAGTTTCGTAGTGTCAGACTAACTGCGTTGGGTGAGAAGGCAAAAGAGATGAACAAGGGGTTCAAGGAACTGGAAGATACTATTGAACGAGAGGAGAACCGAGAAGAGAAGTTCAAGAGTATCTCCAAACAAATCCTAGAACTAAACACCCAGTTGAATACCAACAACACAAAGAACACTAATATCAGTATGAATATTGGTGATCTTGAAAGTGAGATTAGTTCTATCAGACACTCCATTGATAACCAAACAGAAGAGAAAGAGAAACTAGATAGGTTCCAAGAGGACTTGAACCTAGTATTTGATACTCTCTCCACCAGAAACTCTGAGATGGATAATAACAAGTTTGTCTATGAGTTGCTTAAAGACGGAGGGGTGAAAACTAATATTATCCGTAAGTACATCCCATTCATTAACAAACAGGTGAATAGGTACCTACAGATGATGGAGTTCTATATCAACTTCGAGTTGGATGAAGAGTTCAATGAAACTGTAGTATCACCCATTCATGAGAACTTCTCCTACTCTTCTTTCTCTGAAGGTGAGAAGATGAGAATTGATTTGGCACTTCTATTCACTTGGAGAGAAGTTGCTAGGGTCAGAAACTCTGTTAATACTAACCTCCTAATTATGGATGAGGTGTTCGATAGTTCTCTTGATGGATTTGGAACAGAAGAGTTCCTGAAAATCATCAGATATGTTGTCCAAGATGCTAATGTATTCATAATTAGTCACAAACAAGAACTCCACGAAAGATTTGATAGTGTTCTACGATTTGAAAAAGATCGTGGTTTCTCCAAACTAACTCTAAATAAAACAAGCGATTGAAACCTATGAAAAAGTTCTTATTATTTGGCGCTATATTTGCATTAGTTGGTGCGGGTCTGTCTCACGGTCAGTTTCACTTGTATAACTCATCGGTTCCTCATGTCCATGAAAACGGAGTAATCCATACACATTGAGTAATAGATATTCGTTATGAACGCGCTTGATTTGATCATTGAGTATCCTAATGCTTTTCCAGATGATATATGTGAAGAAATTATAGAAAGGTTCGATAAAGATGAAAATGTGTCTAAAGGTTATAACGGACTCTATGGACCTGACACAACTACCACTAAAGTTTCTAACGACCTGATGATCAGTGGTCGTCCAGAATGGTCAGATATGGATAGTAAGTTGTTCGACATACTATCTCCATATATTCAGAACTATACTGATATGCTTAGGGATCAATTCTACTTTGAGCAAACTGGACATATCAGAGACCTAGGATATCAAATTCAAAAAACAGAACCCGGTGGGTATTTTTCATGGCATACTGATGATAATACTGAAATAATTACAGATCAGACATACATTACCGATATAGGTAGGAGATCACATTGTGCTCGCAATAGAATGTTCACTTATATTCTATATCTAAATGATAGATATGAATATGAAGATGGTCAGACTGAGTTTAAGTTTGGTGATGGAAATACCAAATTAATCAGACCTGAACAAGGTAAACTCATTCTATTTCCTGCTAATCCTTTCTACCCGCATAGAGGAGTTCCTCTAGAAAACGGAGTAAAATACTTAATGACAGGGTGGGTTGTGAGAGATATGATATATGCAATAGACGAGAATCCTGACGACTATGATGAAAGGAAAGAAAGATATTCCGGTCCAGAATATCCATGTCTCACTCTAGTGGACAATTAATGAACTGGCACAAGGAGGGTTGAATACCCCTCTTTTTTATGC